AAAAAGGTGAATTAAAACGAATGAAACCGGGAGCCACAACAGAGGAACGGCCTGAAACAATTGACATGCCTGATTATATCAAGTATAATAAAGAAGCATTATCTAAAAATACAGCATCTATGGAAGATGTAAAATGGTTATTATATGGGGAGCGTGATTAATGACACAAGACAATAAATTTGCAGACGATAAAAGTAAGAAAATAGTTAATGGATTGATTAAAGTTTATGAGAAGAAAGGTTTTGGAGCCTTTTTAAAAACATTAAACGTTGTTAAACCTATTTTAACGGCTACGGAACATCAATTTGTTCATACTTATGTTACACGACAGCATGAACAAACAGCAGATCGAGAAGCTATGGAACAAAAACTTAAAGATATAAGTTCTTTACTTAAAGAGAATGGCGGTGATGGTGGGGGATTCGGTGGAACTGTAGCAACATCTGCTGATTCAGGGTTCTTTACACCAACTTATGGTAGTAATAAGAAGAAAAAGAAGTATGAACAAAAAGCTATACCTTCTCAGAATACACCTACTTCAAATGAAGCCAACCTTAAAAAGGCGTTGGATCAACGACACATGGAAAACGATACTCCTAAAGTATCAGAGTTTCCATCGGAAATGGATAACACGGCTGTAGAAGCGGAACAGGAGTTTGTAATGCAAGTAGAACAACTTAAAGATGGTGAACGAAAGGATAAACGCTCTAGAGAATCAGCTATCTCTGATAGTGTCGATCCATCAGCAGCAACAGTATCATTAAAGAAAGACCTTGACACAATCATAGAAGAGGTGTATCATGGTCGTACAACAAGCATACAAAAGATAATGCATTTATTAAAAGATGATAACACATAATTTATGCCCTAAATGTAATGGGGCAATGTACTTGAATTCAGATAAAGATTTACTTTGTATGATATGTGGGAAAATTATTTATTTAGAGATTAGGAGGGATTATGATTCCAGAACAGGCAAGATCAGAGATCGTAAGAAAGAGACAACTAGGGACGACATGGACAGGAATAGCGAGATGGTTGGCGGAGACATATGGAATAGAGGTACATCGAACCACGGTTCAAAGGTGGTACGACAGGGAAATCTTTTCAGAAGAAATAGCTGACGCTGTTCATGATTTGGATGGTTCAGATAGAATTAAGCTAGATAAAAAGCTTCAAACTTTTAAAACAGAAGCGGTATATTGGAAGAAACTATATGAACAAGCAATTAAAAATCAAGTTAAACATGAAGTTTTTGATGATTCGATACGGAATCTTGCTCCCGCAATTCGTGCTGTGGCGATTCCTAAACCTAGAAAGGTTCAAGGACAGGGCAGGGAGCAAACTGTGGTCGCTCCGCTTTCGGATACACATGTTGGTGATAAAGTTGAACTCGACCAAATGGTCGGATTAAATGAATATAGTATAGATATCTTTAACAGACGATTATATGGATGGGCTAATCAACTACTTCAATTGGTTGAATTAAGAAGGAAAGCATCTCCTATCAACAAGTTAATTATTCCCATGCTAGGTGATATGGTTAGCGGAGATATACATGAAGAGTTAGCACGGAGTAATATTGACAACTGTATGGGGCAGATGATTAGAGGAGCAAACTTAATATCTCAAGCTTTAATGTTCTTTGCTCCACATTTCTCTGAAATAGAAGTTCCTTGTGTTGTAGGTAATCATGGTCGTATGACTAGAAAACCTCCAATGAAAGACAAGTATATGGATTGGGATTATATGTTATATCAATGGGTTGCTGCATTTTGTAGGGAACAAAAAAATATTAAGTTCCATATACCAAAAAGTTATGCTACAACCTTTAATGTGTATGATCGTAAAGTTCTAATTATGCATGGAGATTCAATTAATGGGGCAGGATCAGGCACAGCAATCACTAATAGTATTTCAAAGATGCGTTCCGTGTTTGAATATAAAAGAGTATTGGCTGAAGAACTTGGGGTTGGAGGTGACTTACCAGACAACTTTGATTCTGTTATGATGGGACATTTCCATAGAGTAGATGAAATAGATATAGGAACAGGTGAGATACATATATGTGGAACTATGAAGGGTGGAGATGAATTTGCATTACAAAGATTAACGGCAATAACAAGACCAAAACAGATTGCAACATACTGGCATCCACAATATGGATGTATTGGAAAAGAGGTTTTATACCTAAACCGTTATGACGATAGTAAAGATTCTTTTACGGATGTATTACCTGATGTATGGATTAAGAATTAAAATACAGGAAATTTCGCTTTATGTAGTATAATTATATTATAGGGGGATAGATACTTCATGGCTAAAATTAAAGAACGAATAGCTAAAATGGCTATGGAAAAAGTCATAGATAAACTAACAAGTAACGCTATCAGAGAAACTAATCAATGGATAGAGAATTCTTCCCCTTTTTCTACAGATAATAAGCGAGATATAAGAGCATCAGAATTTAAGAATAAAACAAATTCGGGGTTAGATTATGGTTATAATCACCCTGAAATGGATTTATTAGAGATAGGACGGCCCGCTCAACCAATTACGGGAAAGTATATACAGAACGTAAAGAGCCATAAAAGAAAGACAGCAACAAGAAATGTGAAGGTTAGAAAGCATCGACGTACATATACAAACCAGAAACCTGTTTTAATGCCTGATGGAAATTGGGCAATAGTAAGTACTATTCCTGCGGTTCAAGCAAATCCAATTTTGCAAACCGTAGCAAATAAATGGTTTTCTGAACAGAATATCATTAAAGAATTAATTAGTACTACTTTCCAAACAAAAGTATAAAGAGGTAAGAAAAGAATGGCGAATTTAAATGTAACAAAAGAACAGGAATATATTGTGGCTAGACATTCACGAATGGTAGGCAAAGTATTAGACTTAGTAGAGGCATCATTACCTGAAGGGACTCAATGTGAGAAGTTTAAAAAGCTAATTCAAGTTCCTTTATATGACTTTAGGAATGATATACTACGTTTATCGACAGGGGAAGTACCCCCTATAGACGATTAACGTTAGGATTTTTCTATAATAATAGTATAATAATATGTGGTTAATCTATAAATCACAAATAGATTTCTAAGATAATCTGATGGTCGGATGGCTAAGACCAACCGTTAGAGCAACAATAAATGGAGGTGACCCAATGTCAGACGAAATAATGACAAGAGTGGAGAAGCAAATGGAAGGAACTAACCTTGCTTTAGCGGCAGTCGCCGAGGTATTACAGAAGATGGATTCTCGCTTTGCAGCCGATGATGAGGCTATAATGCAGAAAGCTGAACAAGAAGCAGCTAATGAGGAACATACAGCACTAGTTAAAGAGATAGCTAGCGCAGTTTTTTCTGTACTCAAGGAAGATAACGGTATGGATGTAGATGGTACTAAGGTAAACAATGCCTCAAGTACTGGAAAGTCCGCCGGTAATGCCGATGACTCTGAGAAAAAGGCAGCTATTGATAGTAAGACTGAAAGCGTTCAGGCAACTATTCAAGCTATGCTTAAAGAAGATGAAGAAGAAGAGGACGAAGAAGCTATAGAAGGGGCAAAATACGCCAAGAAAGGCGAAGAGGATTACCCTTTGGACGAAGAAGAGAATGAAGAAGAAGCAGCAGAGATGAGAAAGGAAGGAGAAGATGACGAAGAAGATGATGACGAAATGTCAGAGATGAGGAAAAGATTGAATGACCTAAAGAAACAGGTTGCTTCATATGAGGCTAACATGGAAAAAGCCATTCAAACTGAAAGCGAAGACAGGTTGCGTAAAATGGGTTTCCGAGAGGAAACTTCTCTACAAGGCCCTAAACTGCTTGATCGTATAGGAGTCGATGGAACTACGCCTATAGCTAAGTCCGTTGAAACCGGTGATACTGTTGAGCAACTAATGAGTCTTTCTTGGAAAGAACTAAGAAATCTGCAAGCCGATATTGAAATGGGCAACACAGATGGAGTTCCAAGAGAATTAATAAACTAATAAAAAATAAATTATAGGAGGAATGAGTAATGTCAAACCCATCACTTAGTGAATATGTAGCACAGTCTCAACGTGGTTTGTATCAGAGCGTTTTTGGCCCTGAGTATATGATGAAACAATCATATTTCACAGTCGATACCGCAACTGGTATTTTTAATACTACGTATGGACGAAAAGTATGGCAAGCTTTAAATAACCAAACTCGTTTCTTCAATGCCATTCCCAGAACAGTCTGGGGAAACACAGCTGGTTGGAGGGTAAGGACAGACCGAGGGTCTGGACGATCCCAGCCTGTCACAGAAGTAGGAACCCTACCAACTGTAGATGTCTCTAATATTGAAACGGTATCGAGCTTGCCTCGTATCGTAGCAACCACTTTCGGAGCATCGGTAAAGTCCGTCTTTACTGCACAGCTTGAGGGTGGCGTTGGAGATGTGTTGGCGTTGGAAAATGAGAATGCCCAGCTTGACCACATCAAAGAAATTAATGAGGAGTTGTTAGCCCCCGCAGCAATGATTACATCTGCCGGTTCAACAACAGCCTTTACAGTTCCAGCATCTATGGCATCATCTTTTAAAATTGGTGACACCGTAGCACAATACGACAATTCTGATGACAATTGGGTCACCGGTGAAGTAGGACGAACAGTTTCGGCTGTTAATACTACCACAGGAGCAGTAACAATTGGAACAGGTACAACCTTTGCCGATGGTGACGGTGTAGCAATATATAGTAGGGCTGGAATGACATCACTTGATGACGTAGTAGCAGAGGACGGTCAAAACTTTATTGGCGGTACTCCTCATGCTAACTTCTCAGCAAATGGTGGTATCCGAGCCTACGACCTTACCTTTGGAGGTAGGGCATCAGGACAATGGAACGCTTCTT